ACTTCAACAGAATATCAAGTAACTATGCCAGTCAAATTTCTTGATGGCGCAGAAGTTTTTACAAAAACATCTACCAATAGTGATTGGGAAATTGGTGACGTAACAATCGGCGCATCTTTCACATTCTAAATATTTACAGGGTTGCTACTTAATAAGCACGCCTCCCCCCACGGTTAGGGGGAGATTTTACACACAGACACAGGAGAAAAAAATGTCTAATAAAAATCCTTTTGAAATTCGTTCCGAAATGCTTCAACTTGCCAAAGATTATATGGATCAGCAATATCACATGAATCGTGAGTTCGCGGAGAAAATGTATGAAGCAGGTAAAAGCTCTATGGAAGAGTGGCAAAAAGCCAATCAAATGTATTCAATGGATGAACTAATGGAAAAAGCAAAAGAAATGTATTCTTTTGTTTCTAAAAAAGACTAGCTGAAATGCGGATGTCGGATACAAGTAAATCATATATATTTTAGTGGTTATGAATTTCTAAGATTGAAATATCAATAAACGGAAAATATAATTGAATAAAGCTTGTATCCAACATCTAAAAGTGAATAGAGGTAATAATGCCATTATATACATTTAGATGTAAAAGTTGTAATCACGAATTTGAACATTCGTGTAAAATATCAGAGAGGGACGAAGCCCTACGTGGTTCTTGTCCGTCTTGCGTTCACCCCGAAAAATGTACATTAGAACAGATCATTACCAAAGTAAACATTGGTGATCCAACTGGTCGTGCAAAAGTTCCCCTTGAATTTAAAGAAAAAGTATTAGATAAGGTTGATGCTGTGCCAGGCGCTGCAAAACGTGAATCTAAATTTAATGTAGAGAGATCTGCCTCGGGGTATTAGATATTTACAAGCTTACAATTAGTTTTCCCCCAACAATAGGAGTCTGATCGTGAGCAGAAGGTCTAAGAAAAATAGAAGTAGTAACAATAGATTAATTGGTTTAGATAGCAGGAGTACAGATTTAAAAAAAATTTTTCCAATGACACCAGCACAAGATAAAGTATTTTCTTCATTTGAACAAGGAAATCATTTATTCTTACATGGAGTTGCAGGCACAGGTAAAACTTTCGTTTCATTATATCTTGCATTGAATGAATTGCTTTCTAAAAGATCGATGTATAGAGAAATACAGATAATCAGAAGTGTAGTTCCAACAAGAGATATGGGGTTCTTGCCCGGCACAGAAAAACAGAAAACAGAATCATATGAAGCACCATATAAAACAATTGTAAACGAATTGTTTCAGTGTGGCACAGCATATGAAAGTTTAAGAAAAACCAATTTAATTAATTTTAGTTCTACATCATTTATTCGTGGCCAAACATTTTACGATAGCATAATAATTGTTGATGAATGTCAAAATATGAACTTTCATGAACTAGATTCAGTAATTACTAGAATAGGAGATAATTGTTTAATAATATTCTGTGGAGACTTTAGACAGTCTGACTTCAGATGGGAAGATGAGAAAAATGGCATCAAAGAATTTATGAAAATTATCAGAAAGATGTCACAGTTTTCATTCATAGAATTTGGCCAAGAGGACATTGTAAGGAGCGCACTAGTTAAAGATTACATTATAAATAAACTAGAACTAGGAATTGCGTAAATGTCAAATGTAATAGATGCAGCAGAGTATTTCAGTATTAAGAAAGAACAGGGCCTCCCAACACTGGAGTCGATCAAAGATTATATTGACTATGGAGATGAATCAGATCAAATTTGTCAGCATGTTATGTTGGATTTAATCGAAACATTATCTGTAGAATATGAATTTGAAACACAGGATTTGAGGTTCTTAGATGAATTAGCTTTTCTGCATCTAATACTACAAGCAATTGTTGACAGACAGTTAGATATTGATAATCCATTTATTGAAGAGATGAATGTAGCAATTAGTAATTTGAAAAGGGAACATAAGAAAGAAGTATAATGTTTAATCATGTTGATGTTGACTTACCGATTAATAAGCTTAGTCGAGTAAATGAAAATGGTAAAAGATGGTATCTAACACCAGACGGAAATAAATATCCATCTATAACAACAGTCCTTTCGTGGTTTTCTGCGAAAGGACTTATGGAATGGAGAAAAAGAGTTGGTGAAGAGGTTGCCAATAAAATCACTACTCAAGCTGCCCGAAGTGGAACTAGTGTTCATCAAATGGCAGAAGATCATCTAAACAATTTAGAATGGAAATCAAAAAAGACTATGCCTAATGACATAGAAACTTTTTTGAAAATAAAACCTGTCTTAGATGAAAGAATTGATAATGTGTATGCACAGGAACATCCATTATATTCAGATCATTTAGGACTGGCTGGGACGGTTGACTGTGTTGCCGAATTTGATGGTAAACTATCCATAATTGACTTCAAGACTTCTAGGCAAAGCATGATTGGAGATAAATATGGTAAGTTAGAAAAATATTTTTGTCAGGCTTCTGGTTACGCAGTGATGTTTGAGGAGAGATATAAAATGCCCATAAATAATTTAGTCATTATTGCGGCGGTGGCAGACAAAGACGAACCAGAGGTTTTTGTGTCTAAACGAGATGTTCATATAAAAGAACTAATAAATATGACAGAAGAATATAAAAATAGGTTTTAGGAAAAAATAAATGTCCAGAGTAGTTAGATTGGTTAGCGACAGAATTCCATTGGGAATTGAGCATCATCTTGGAGTTCTCTATGAGCCCCAATATGAGGATGGGGCCCCTTTTGTTTGGGGGAATTTTTATTTATTTGGTGTTACCAGATTGGATAAAAACACTGATGATCTTGAGATTGTTCCAGAAAAAACAGTTACTCTTAATTCACAAATTAGAGAAAAGAGAGTGACACTCGCGCCTGGCCAGACTGTAAAGTTAAAAGTTAATAATTCTTCTGTAGGAATTGCTAGAGTTGCTTTACTCATAAGTGCTAGCACTAGTGATGGGAGTGTGGATATAATTTTTGATGATAAAAATAAAACAGTTGTTCATACAAACGAAACTTCATGGATGCAATATATTGATTTAACTCTGACGCCCGTAAAAGATTTTCCTACAGTTACATATTCCCTTTCGATAGATAGACAAATCGGAGAATGGGGATACAATTTAATTAATTCTACAAGTCCATATCCAAAATTTCCATCATCTCCACAATTAGTTGCTCAATGGGATACTAAAAAATTTGAAAATGTGAGTTGTACTATAGTTTTTGGACAAAGATTCGGAGAACGTCTGGGACAAACAAAAATTCATATCAATTCTATAGAAAGTAAATTTTTGATTTTGCCATATAGATGGAAAAATAGTGGATGTAGCAAAGCAGATATTGTATGTCATTTTGATGTATTGTCTGAAAATGGAGATGTTGCTAAATTTAAATGTAAAGAATTAGCAGGTATAAACGGCATAAGTTATTAAAGCCGTATATTAATTACTATGTGAATTTGAAAAACAACTTAAAAACGAAAGGAGGTAATACATGGATATTATCAACAAAGTAAAAGGTTGGGCTGGCGCACTAGCTGAATTAGGTATTAGTGTCGCCGCGCTTATGATTGTAGTAGAAGTACTAGGTTTAGGTGCAATCCCATTCTTTCCAGAAGTGAGTGTAGTAAGCAATGTGAGTAATATGCTTGCTGTACTAGGCGCAGAAGGTCTTATGGGCTTGATTGCGATTTGGGTATTATGGGGAATTTGGAATCGCAAGTGATTCCAGACAATTAACTGATTAACAGAAAGGAGGTCATATGGTCGATAAGTTAAAAGACTGGACTATGGCTAGAAAAAATGAAAGAACTACTTGGGATGGTATTCTTTTAGTAGTATTTGGAGTTTTATTGTTAATGGGAAGTCCATTAGTAAAACTCGCCGCATGGATAGCAATTCTTTGGGGCGTATGGACAATCTGGAAGTCAGAATAAAGTCTTGACATAACTTGTATTATAGCGTATACTGTAAAAATATACGCTATAATACGAAAGGAGATAGAATGTTAAAATTAAAAAGTTCAAAAGAATTTTGTGATGAAATTGAAAAGAATGTAAGTGAAATGAAAATGTCTTACATCGAAACAATCACGCATTACTGCGAAACTAATAATTTAGAAGTTGAAAATGTGACTCCACTTTTGAGTTCATTTATAAAAGAGAAAATCAAATACGAAGCAGAGGGTTTAAACTTAGTCAGAAAATCGACTCAGCGGCTACCTTTATGAGATACATGTCTAGTAGAAAAATAGATGATTTTGAAGCCTTTAAGATATATTTGGCAATGAAGAATCATTTCGCTGGTAAGTTTGATTTTAAGAAGTATAA